GAAGATTAAAACGTGTCCCTCACTGGTTTTATCGATATTTACCTTCTGTCCTTTGTTGTCTTTGATGAAATAAAATGGTGCATCATCATTAGCTGTGCTTATATAACAGCTAAAAGAATAAAATGAATGGTCATGCGTGTGAGGGTAGTGTTGGTCTCCTTTTTCCATAACATTTACCCACATTTTAACAATGTGTAGATTCTGTGCACCTTTTGTTACAATACCATATCTCTCTTTATGAAATTCGTAACAATGATCTATGAGTTGAGTGATCCAATCCTCAAACATATTTGGGATAGGCATACTATACTCTTGTTTTATAGATGCTTCTTCTGCATCATTTAGTTTTATTTTATTTTCTATTCCAATATCTGATGCTTTTTTGACATCCTCAAATACCTCACCAGGCATTTTACATACAAGGATATCAGTTCCAGTTAAAAAATTCATAATAAAAGAGGGCAGTTGTCCCTGCCCTGCGTAGTGGTCTTCGATAGGAGTATAATTACAACGCTTCCGAAAACCATCTAGATTAACGTCTATTGGCAAAGACGAATCTATTTATATGTCAGATGTAAAAGATATTATATCAGAAAATTTTTCATCAGGTGTAAAACTAACATCCTTATGATCTATTTTCTTTTTAATTGCTTTAAGAGATTGATAAGTATCCCAGAGTCGATCTAATTCTCTCTCTGGAAACTGCTCATTCTCTATTGCCAATTTCAATACCTTTTTTACAGATGCAATTGCTGCATCTAATTCCACATGTGGTAAACCGCAAGACATAATTTCCTCTTAAGTAGCGTTGTGTGCGTAAGCAGCGACCTCTGGATCAGGGTCTAACCACTTGGTGTATTCAAAGTCTTCTATAGCAGTATCTAACTGTATAGAATTATCTAGTAGGTACATATCTCTGTACCTTTGAGTCCATTCATGGAACTTCTGTATTCTATAATCGGGTTGACCATTTTCAAGGACACCCGAAGAGACGTATCGATAAGGATAACGTTCATAAATTACTTTCATAATAAAGATCTGATTCAAGATTATCAAGGAGGATCTCATAATCCTCGTCAACATTACCATAGAAATCGATACCTCGATCTTCGTAATGTCTCATAATTCTATTATACAACTTAGGGTACTCAATGTCAAGTACTAAATTTCTATTAATCGCTTGCTCCAAAATAGTTCTTTCGCATGTATCTTCCAAGTATGTTGCTGTTATAGTATTTGGGTGTGCCATCTGAATTAGCCTCCGTGAGTACGTTGTTTAAGAATAGTTGACGAGTCTCCTCGTAGTTAACTTGTCCTAGTGTTTTATGTAGAGATATGATCTCTCTTTTAAACGTATCTTTTCCTACCTTTTTTATTTCTTCTTTTAGTTCATCTGAACTGCCATAGTATTTTTTCCAGTTTGATTCGCTAGTGACTTTTCGTTTACCTCCCTTTGGTTTTCGTTTTTGATAAAAGTATTTTCGTCCGATATATTGTTTACCATTTTGTAGATTTGTAATCCTGTAGACGAAACCGAAGAAATCATCAATGTCGTCAGAAGTAAAAGCTGCACCTTGATATAGCCAGGGATTTTCATAATCAATCGCAGATTCCGTCCTCGTCGTTAATGTCACGATATGTTGTAGTCTTATCACTATCACTACTTATACGATAAGCATTAGTGTCAGAATACACTTCAGATTTTAACTCTGCTATTGCAACCTCAAGGTCATTGATGAGTGTTTTAAGATTTCTTTTTTTCATTTATCCTCCTACAAGTTTACTCCAATCTTCATCAAATTTCTTCAACCCTTGGTCTGTGAGAATATGCTTATACATTCCACTAAAAATTTTACTAGGAATGGTACAGATATCAGCACCCACTCTAAAGCAAGAGGCGACTTGGTGAACGTCCCTAATGGAAGCAGCAAGGACTTGTGTTTTTTGTTTATGCGTAGCGTAGACATCTGAGATCTCCTCTATAAGTTTGATACCATCGAATGATTGATCGTTGACACGACCAACGAAAGGGGATACATATGTTGTACCTGCCTTAGCAGCAAGTATTGCTTGTGCTGTAGAGAAACAGAGAGTAACATTTACTGCCACATCATCTGTACTTAAATCTTTACAGACTTTCAATCCCTCTGGGGTAAGAGGTACCTTAATAGTAATGTTAGGTCCTATTTCAATGTAATCATCTGCCATCTCTAGCATCTCTTCTACTGAGTCACCAACGACCTCAGCAGATACAGAAGCATGGAAAGGAAAGATATCTGATATCTCTTTCAATACTTCACGAGGATCTTTCCCTGCCTTTAGCATGAGAGATGGGTTTGTAGTCACACCATCTATTAGACCTGTACTATATGCGTCTCTAATAAATTCAGCATCTGAACAATCTAAAAATAGTTTCATGTTGCTTTATAATTTCATGTATTTATTTTACCACCATATTTGATGGAGGTCAACCTATGTGTATATAAAGACATAAAAAAAGAGAGTCATTCAGACTCTCTAGGGTTATGCAAGTTCCAGTTATTGTTTATAAAGATGTCTAGATAAACCCATTTTGCGTAGTGAATCCCACGATAACACAGAAGAGCAAATACTTTTTCTGGATTATGTTTATCTGGATCGTACTCTGGGATTTTGGGTGGTTCCCACCCAATTCTTAACATCTTCTTTACCTCCTGTAATAATTATTTATAATTGTACAAGAGTTGAGTTTCAGCGTAGATGATCCCTAAAAATACTACGCTTGCGAGTAAAATTTCAGAGACTACTAACATCTTACTTACCTCCTACTGAGTAAGCATGTCCACGGTAAGTTAATGTTTTTGCCTGTGGATCTTTCTTATCTTTAGTGCCAGTTTCGTATCTAACACCACGATATGTGACTTGTGCCATTTGGTTTTCTCCTAAAGTAATTGGATGATTAGTCCGTTCCTTCAGTCGGCTTTTGCGTCCTTACAATTTAGTCCTTGGGTTTTGCCAAAGTCATAATATAACTCTATCACTTCTTGTCTATGTGCTTCTGTAATCTCTGGGTAATTCTCTGCACGAGACACCAGGTCATTAATGTCTGCACATGTTATAGAAGTAGCAATCAAAATAGGAATCATAAGGATGAACGTTCCGTTCCGAGTCGGCTTACTTGCGTCCTATGAAATAGTATAGGGTCTGCAGTTTTTATCTTCCACCTTGGTAAGAAAGTAATCTATAAGATACTCCTTAGCATCGGGTGTATGATTAGGATCACTTAAGATCTCTACCCGATTGTTGTTCCACTCTTGACATGTCATTGTCCAGTGGACAGGAACATGTTGTGTGAGTAATGAAGATAGCAGTGCAACTTCTAACATAGGATGAACGAGTAATGTAGCAATTGCTACACACTTATATTTATGTTATGAAACCCTTACAAAAGGGTTCGGATTGTTACACTTAATTTAATCTTAAGAAAAGAGGGAGGTTGGATTCCTGTATACCAACAAATAACGGGCATTACTACAGTAGTAAAATACGTTATTGCCTGAGACCCGATTGGTTGATCGGTTCTGCATCGCTGCAGCAGCACCACCTGTGTCTCATCACCTTAACTAGCGGTTGCCAGTAAGTTTATTCAGTCACTCCCATGTTGCGTCCAACTCTTTTATAATAGCAGAGTCTTCGCATTGTGTCAACCCCTTGTGAAAATTAATATGTAATGTCTCGATTAAGACAAGAGACCCTACTATGATTAGGTTGCAGATCGTCAGAGGATGAGTTAAGACTTTACTGAGGGTATTCATCTATAAAATCTGGGCATAGTAATTGTTCCACTATTCCTTTTGCTGATTTATTATGGTCAGCAAGTTTGGTCATCCAGATCCTATCATCTAAAGGAACCTCAACGTTTGCCTTTATACGATAGCATATATCATATAATCTTTGCCTATAGTTTTTACTGAGTGTCAAAACGATGCCTCCTCTAAACATACGTCACCTATACATTCTGTATAAGTTAACTCTTCTTTAAAATATGAACGATATATTTTATCCCAAATCAATTCAAACTCCTCTTGATTGAGATTCTTGAACAAACACTTGTCCTCTAGGTAGATATGATAGTTTTTCATTGCTGATCCTGTTGTGCTTGCTTCTTCGCTGCTGTCCATAACATGTCTGTTATATCTGGACTATAATCATTACCTTTTTCTACCATATCATTATAAGTTTTGTCTAACCATTCTGAGTTAGCAGCATATGCTAGTTGTGCTGCTATCTCTTCTTCTGGTCTAGGATTAGAGTTTGAATCCTGCGAAGGAGTCTGCTTTGACATCTTGTTTGATTCCTCCAATGACATAACTTTCGATCTCCGTTTCTTGAGGTGCGTTTTGTTGTCCCTTAGAATTAAGCCAATGCTCTGTCCAAGGTAGGGGATTGTTCCTTAGGGGTTGATCATAGATAGGATCTAAACCAATCGCTTTCATTCTACGATTAGCAATCCATTCAACATAGTTATTTAACAATCTTGCATTTAGACCTATCATAGATCCTTCTTTAAATAAGTAATCTGCCCATGCTTTCTCTTCATTAACAGTGTTTCTAAACATATCTTTAACAAAAGACTTTTCTTCTTCTGCTATCTCTTGCATTTCTGGATCGTCACCATCTGCCCACTTCTTCAAGATCTGTTGTGTGATAACCAAGTGTTGACTTTCATCTCTAGAGATAAGAGATAAGATCTTTGCTGAACCTTCCATAAGTTTGTTCTCGCCAAAAGCAAACGAACACGCAAAGGAAACATAGAAACGAATGCCTTCAAGGATGTTAACATTTGCTATTGCCCTATAGAGTTTACATTTTAATTCTCTTCTATCAAGTGTACCTGCAGGATGTCCTTCTCTAGCAAACTT